CTTTTTGTATGCACTCAACACTTGTAGTGTGCTTCCTTTTTGCACGGAGCAAATATGTGGTGGCAGTACCGATATTGTAAGATAAATCAAAATCCTCAATTACTTTCCTTGCTTCATAACCATATACTTTACCAATGTAATAGTTAGGAATCTTATCTTTACTGTAATCTATAGATGTATCAGATGAAGTATAGCCATTCCTTGAATTATCGTAATAATGTTTACTTTTTCTTTCTTTCATTTATTCTATCGTGTGCTAATCCTCCAGTTCTAGTTTCAACTTTATCCATCTTATAAAACAATTTCTCATTCTGTCTGTTTTTAATCCTACCTTCTATAATAGTCATAAAAATAATCATAAAAAAGAAAAATGCTGTTATAACTCCTACTAATGTAAATATAATCATTTAGTTAAAAGTTTTAAAAGTTGGTTGCTAGTGTAAATTCTATCATCACCTGCATAGTTTTCATATATCATTGTAAAGTTATCGTCCTTCCAAGTCCAAAGACTTTTTACATTCTTTTTGATATTGTCTTTCAATATCCATTTAATTGTTTTGTATGTTCTTTCTTCTTTCATTTTATTTTGTATATATTATAACCATATCAACATCACAATCATCATTATTACAAGTACTATTAGACACTATACCTTCGCCTTCTTCCCCGTAATCTTCATAGTCGTGATCTCCACCCCATATTAATTCTTTTTCACAACTTGGACATTTCATATTTTTGTTTTTTTAGTTGTATTGGGGAGGTAACCACACCCCCCCTCTACTACACAGGTCTGTAAAATTAAAAGCCTTTAGGTCTTACCCTTTATTTATTATTAATTGTTTCCTGTGTATCCTTTTAATCTTCTTGTATTTTAAACGTATCTTTATAAATGTTTTTTGAATATTTTATTTGCTCTCTTTTAAAATCTGATTTGTCCTTCAATCTCTTCCATCCAAACTGCATATAATATGTTAAGTCAGTGTTAATGATTTTTGGAATACTAAAAACAACACCACTATCATCATCTTTTGTTTTTTTCATTAAACAAATATATAAAAATAATTCAATTTTATAGTAATTAGTTTCTAAAACTTTTACCCTTGATTACCACTACTTTACACTTCCTTAGCCTATCTAAAGTCCTCTCATCATATCTTTTCTTTAAATCTTCAGCATCTAAATTAGTAGTAATAAGTAAGGTCTTTGAACTATCCTCAGCATAAGATATAGCATCAGCTACTGCATCTATCTTAGTACCATAGTCATTCTTAATACTCTCAGTACCTAAGTCATCAATTATTATAAAAGAAGCATTACTTCTCTGTATTTCTCCAAGTTCTTTTGCTGGTGTGCTAGTAAGCAGCTTATTTGTTTTTGTTCTAAAGATTGCAGGAATAACATAGTTAAGAATAGTAGACTTACCCAATCCACAATCACCCATTAGCATTAAACCTCTACCTTTATTATCTGATAACCAATCTATTACTTCATCATAAGAATCAAGATGATCATACACATCAATCGTTCTGTCGTAATGCTTAAATGCCTTAACAAACATTTCTTTCAGTTCTTCTTTGTTACCCAGCTTATACCTATTATACATCTTAGGTTGCAAAAAGTTTTCTATTTTAAATGTATCTTCTATTGTTCTCATATATTAAAATATATCATTCATTATACACTGATACTGAAAATCCCCATCTTCATTTATTTCATCTAACTGCTTATCAGTCATTGGTTTCCCATCATAGTCAGCACTAACTATATAAGCATCACAGAAATCAGGATAGTCTTTAGTATCTATTCCATCTATTTCAATATTATCAATTTTTTTGTAGTCCATAGTTTTTTAGTTTTTAAAAAGAACCATCTCCATAGTCTTTACCTGACTTATGTCTATGTGATGTAGTTCTATCATTAGTATTATTGTTTCTACTGCTTTTCTCCCAAGTCCTTACACAAGCCTTCCAACTCTTCATTTTGTTTTTACCAACCATCCAGCCTTTACTTTCATAGAAATCAAAAAATGTTTCCGCATCTACATTATTCTTTCTTTCACTACAATATTCTTTAATCTCAATTATTGTTGGTATTTTAAAAACCCCCTTAGTATTAACTTTCATAGTATTAATACTTGTAGTATTACTCTTTGAAGTTTTCTTATAGGGGGGTAAAGACTTTTCTTCAATACCCCCTTTAAGTATTCTTATATGCCTGTTAAGGATTTCTTTAGTACCTTCCTTGTAAGTATAGTGTACTTTAATGTAACCATACTTCACCAATTCACTTACCCAAACTGATATAGAAGTTTTACTTTTACCATAAAGATCAGAAAAGTATTTATTAGTTGCAAAACATTCAGCGTTCATATTACATAGAGCAGTTATTTCTGCAAATAATAATTTTACATTAGCCTTTAGCCTATTGTCATATCTAACCTCAGCAGATAGAATTGCATAGTAGTTTGGTTGTTCTTTCATTGTGTTATAGTTTTAAAAAAAGAAAGAAAGACCTCGCTGGTTAGCGTATGGAGGTTTTAGCCGCAACTCTCTAACTTATAATTAATTTTAGAATGGCAAGTCATCACTACTATCACTACTAGACTCTTGCTTAGGAGCTGTATTAGCCTTCTCCTTTGGCTCAAAGTCATTTACATAGGCATAATGTGTCGCACCTTTTTCTGATGGCTCTCTTCTTTCTGAAATAACCATAGACACCCAACCATTCTTTGAGTTCTTTTGTAGTTCATCTAACTTAAAGTTAGCGACCATCATTGTTCCATACTTCGTTGGAATGTTTTTAATACTACTTGGTAAGTAGACCTTCTCTTTCTTGTCTGTCATTTTTTAGTTTATTTATTTTATATAATTTAGTTAATGAATCCTTTATTTTTTTTAATTTATTTTCTAATCCTAATATCTCTTCATCTATCTCTACTTCAATGATCTTACTTTCAACTCTTTTAAATAATTCAGACTCTTTAGTATAGTTTTTGTAGAAAAAATCAAATTTTCTAGTGTGATGTAATACAGAAGCGTGATGTAAATTAGTAACATCAGCTATTTCTTTAAGAGTTAAATCAAACATATTTCTTAGTATAAATATATACATTCTCTTAGCAAATATAATGTTTTTCTTTCTACTTCCTAAAAACATTTTATCTCTTTCTATGTTATATATTTCTGATAATTCAGTTACAATTATATTATGATAGTAATCGCTAAATTTTAATCTTCTTCTTTTCATTTGTTTATTTTATTTTAAGTCGTACACTATTGTATCAACTACATCTTGAACTGTTAAGCCTATAAAGTCTGCTAATCTGTGTGCGTGTATAAATCTAAGGTTGGATGGTATCTTTATAAAGTTCCTACTGGTAGCATAATTAACTCCAATTACCTTACAGAGAGTTGAATTAGATATACCATAAATTCTTAGTAGTGCTTCAAACTCATTCCTAGATTGTCTTATCTTTAGTAGTGAATACTTCTTAGTCATTGGATTGTAAGTATTTTTCAACCTTATCAGCACTTACTTTAAAGTTTGTTTTATCAAAGTGATAAAAGTCAAGCATTTGCTTTTCATCCAGCAGTTTCATAATATTATCTTCAGAAATAAAACCCAATATACTTTTATTATTCCACACAATATATGTGTAAACTTTTAGGAAGTGTTTAAAAATCTCTATGTTTAAATACTCCATCTCTAAACATTTTGAGCCATTGCTTTTGTGTGTCTTTTTCATATCTATTGTTGTATAGTTTAGTTATTATTTCTTCTGCTTCTTCTTCTGATAAATCATTTAGTTTGTTTAGAATATCAGACTTCATTGTTGTTGTAAGTGAAGTGAAGTCAATGTTACCCTCAATGGTCAGCCATTGTGAGTTTGTTATCTCACTAGGCTTTCCATCAAGTGCATCATCTATCCAGTCATAATTAATCATTCATTTCAAATGCCATCTCATCCTGACTGTACATTCCTTGCTCGTAAAATCCTGCTAAGGTTAGAACAACTCTACCCATTGCTCTTTTTTTAGCCATAGAAACAAGCCACTTTTTACCACCACCAGTTAAGTTATTGGAAACACTAGCCTCTCCAAAATCCATTACATTCCTAACTTCATTTCCTACCTTCATAGTTGCTGCTGCTTTAAGAACACATTCTCCTTCTTTCACATCTAAAAGTATAACTTCATAACCTATAGTTATTCCATTTTTAGCAGCAATTTTATCTACACCACTTCTAGTTATTGTAGAGAATCCTCTTTTGTCTTTATACACATCCTCTCTTACCAACCCATTCTCTTTATAAAGCCTTGTTAAAACTTCTTTTCTTGTTTCTTGGATTGGTTCTGGTTGTTTTTGTAATTTTTCCTGCATTGTTTTTTTTGACATTTTATTATTTAATTGATTAATACTCGGATTTTGTGCAATATCATGCATTGCATCTATTATTTCATTTCTTTCATGCTCTGCCTCAGCCACATATCTTTCTTGTCCTATTGGATGGTGTTTTTCCATAATATCTCTTGCTTCTTGTTGCTCTTGCATTTCCATGTGCATTTCTTTCATCTTTCCCATAATTGTTTATAGTTTAGTTATTAATTGAGGCAAATATATAAAATTGGAATTACCTACCAAAACTTTTTTAACAATTTTTAGAAAAATGTTTATCTTCTAGAGATAAAATGTATTTATATTGTGTGTTATTTTAGAAGTAATGTACTAAACGAGCCACTTGACCACTGTCTTTTTCGTGTAAAAAACCTTCAACTGCTTTAGGAACTCCTGTAAAACCTTTTCTTGAATGCCAACTATCAGTTCCAGAGGGTGATCTCATGTACTCAACTGTTACTCCAATAAAATCTTTAGCATCTAACCACTTATGCTTAACTTTGTGATGTAAATGATGTAGATACCAATACCTATGAGTTGTTTCTGACCATAAGTGAGGTCTTTCTTGAGCCATTAATAAAGGTAGCTTATCCATCTTAGCTCCATCTCCATGTTCTAAACCTATTAAATTCTTACCATACTTATAATACTTTCTATGTGCTACAGATATATCAAACGTAACTTCACTGTCATTCCTAAACCAACTCTTTAATGCATGTGCTAAATGAAAACCACTTTGATAATCATGATTAGACATAGAATGAATTACATCCACAGGAGCTATCTCTCTTAAAACCTCAACACACTTGACGTATAACGCTAAAGCAATTTCAAAATGCTCCCACCACTTACCATCAACATCCTGATTAGTACCAGCAGTAGTAGTGTTGTAAACATTATCTATATGCAGTATATCGTTTCCTATGCAAAATAAAACCCTATCTACATCAAAACCTTTAGACTTATCAATAAGCCCTTGTAGCCCTTCTAAGACCCTCTCACAGGCAATCTCTACATTGTAGCCATCACCAGTTTCAAGTTGGTTTGCATATTTCCCTATATGTATATCTGCTGGATTTATAACTAATAAGTGATTATTATATTTTACATCTCTCTTAACTGATGGATAGTGTGGTGAATGTTTTTCTATAAAATTACTTACTGTTTTTAGTATGTCATTTTCATTAGCTGTTAAATCTTCTTTAGTTACTATGCTAAACCTAAACTCTCCACTGGCAGATTGCCAATGCTTTACAGAAACTACATCCTTTTTCTTAATGCCTCTTTCGGCTAAGTTAATATCTAGTGCGGTATTTCCATTAGTGTTAGTGGTTGATTCTGCTCTATTTTCATAAACCATTTCAACCTCTTCTTCAGACAGTCTTAATCTTTTACCATATTCTTTCATTGCTTAAAGTATTAGTTATTAAGCAATATTACGAAAAAAAAGACCTATATAATACAAAAGTGAGATGTTTTTAAACATCCCACTCTTGAAAACTATAAACAATTGAAAACAAAGAAAGGCACAACCCTTTCTAAGTCTTTACAAAGTTAATTATTTTTTACAACTATCATTGCAATTATTATTATTTTTTTCAAATGCTGAAAAACATAAAGGTAATATTCCTAATCCTGTTAATATTAAAGCGTTAGTATCAATACCATTCTTTTCTATATATAAACTTGCAGCTAAAACTATCACACCACTAATAGTTCTTTTACTACTCCACTTTCCTTTAGTGTCTGTAAATAAATCCTTAATAGCCTTTAACAATTCTGTAATTGGTGTTATGCCTCCCTTCATTAGCATAGATCCTATCCATTTCTGTATCATTATTTTTTCTTTGGGTAGTTAGGAATTATAGCATCAATAACTCTATCTAATAATCCGAAGATTTTGTTATCTTTATCTGATGGAGTTAAGTTAGTAATAACTTTAGCTGCTGCCATTAGTCCAATTAATAATTCTAGCCAATTTTCTGTAATAAAATTCATAATATATATATTTAAGTTAATATTCTAATTTGTTGGGTATCCCCAAATAGTTGGAGTTACCTTTGTATCATCTAAATCTGCGTGTATAAACTTATTCTTAAAGTCTATACCGAACCTTTCAAACCCTGCACCTCCTAAACCACTAAGTATAAGTGCCAGGTTATTTCCATCTGTAAATCTAATGTCTGCTGCCACACCTTTAATATGAGATGATGTAGGACTTTTTATTGATAAAGGGTGTTTTTGACATCTATAACCACTATTTACCCTATATGGTACTCCTGAAATTCTCCTAGCTTTATCTATTAATGATAAAAATTCATCATCTATATGGTTAGTATTACAGCCACACTTACAGTTAAACTCACTTCTTTTAAAATACTTTAAAGTCATAATATTTTTATTTTTTAAGGTCTTTAATAACCTTATCAAAATATTTACCAAATTTATCCTTAATTTCTTCCTCTTCTTCTGGATTGTATTCTTCTTCTTCTCTTTCAGAATCATACGTAAATAGTATAAGCATTTCTTTACCATCTTCCTCTACTTTAACTTCTAGTCTTCCATTATCATGCAATTCTTCCATCATTTCTTTATCAAAATTAAAGTGATAATCATGATTTTCATCATCAGCATAGTATTCTTCATTTTTCAAATCACACTCTGATTTAGAGGAGTATTCGCACTTACCAGTTTCTCCAAATCTCCATAATCCATTTTCACATTCGTAGCAAGGCATTTTAAGCTGTAACAATTAAAAACTCAACATCAATTCCTGCTTCTGCAGAGCTTGACTGACCAGCTATTAATGTAATGTCTGAAAATGCAATTACTGTTGTAGCTGTAGCAGGAGAATCAGTACCAGGATCTTGCAATAAAAATGTACTTCCAAAAGCTACTTCAAAAGCCATATACTCTGTTCCATTGTAAATTCTGAGATTTAATGTATTAACAGTATCTAAATTTGTAATTCTAAAGTATTTGTAATCAGTCTTTTTTACTTGTCCCTGTGCATCTGCAGCTCCTAACGCTAATATACTTGTCCAAGCAGTACCTGAACCACCCAGAGAAGCTATATTCATAACTCTTTGTGAAACTTGACCATTATTTGCGTATGTTTTAGTTAAACTATTTCCGTATGTAACACCATTAATCTCATAAGATTCTGATATTGTAACATTTAAGTTTGCTGGTACTATTGTTGTTGCCATTTTATTTTATTTTTTAATTGTATGTAATATGTTATAGTGAAGAAAGTCTATTATTTATCTCATCATTTAATGCTGCACTTGTTGAGTTAAAAATAATAACCTCTTTTAATGATCCTGTAAAAAATGTACCCCCATTATTAGTCCCCATATTATCTATTTTAATAGTTCCTGAACGTGTTTGAGGTGATGAAATAGCAACTCCATTTCTGTAAGCATTTACTGTATTTGAACTATCCCTTGTAATAACTAAATAATCATCACCAAAAGTACCAGAAGGTAATGTAAAATCAATAAGACCTGCTGTAACTCTTAACCTTAATATACTTGAAGATTGAAACTTAATAAAAGCATTAGAGGTTTCATCATCACCTAAAACAGTATCTCCTGATGCTAAATTAAATCTACCTCTTAAAGCTATAGTACAAGCTCCTGTTAAATTAATCTGATTAGATGCTAAATTGTCATTAACTCCATCAAAATTTAATACACCTAAATTATATCCTGGTTGAGATGATGCAGTAGCTTGAATCATATTGTGATTATTACCAGAACTATCTGCCCATGCAGTAACATTTTCTGAAGCTACAGTAACTCCCACTCCAAATTGATACCAAGCTTCTAATGTAGCATCATCAGATGGACTCCAGTTACTTAAACTCTTAATGGTATTTAAACCAAAACCTTGTCTTAAACTTAGCATATTATTATTATTTATGAAGCAATATTACCATCACTTTCTCTATAACCAATACCAACACCAGAAGTTAATTGAATAGCTGTAGTTCTCATAAATAATGTAGTTCCTGCTGGTAAAGTTAAACCAACTAAAGCTTCTTCTCCTGTCATATTAGCAACAGTAAGAGAAGCTATAACAGAATTTACTGGAAAGTATATGCAGTACCAGTCTTTAGATGTTTGTGCTAATGTGGTAAAGATTTCACTACCTCCGCCTTTTCCAAGCATTTCAAGTAATAGTGTATTGTCTGTATCAAATGTACTCATTTTTTTATTTTTTTTATTGTTATATTTTAAATATTTTTATTATTGCTGCTAATGCTACACCATAAATAACCCACATTGCCTTAACTAAAACCTTCCTCATTGCTGTGTTTCTATTTACTCTGGCTGTAACCCCTGTGTCAGGATTTAATAACTTTTCAGTTAGCATATCTAATTTTGCATCTATACCATCCATCTTCTCATTAATTGAGCTTATATCTTTTTTCATTGAAACTAATTCTTCTTTAGTTGTCATTAATAAGTAGTTGTTTGTACGCTTAAAGTTAAGTGAAGAACAGATCCATCACCAGCCTGCTTTATCATAGGAAATAAAATATCTCCTGGTGCTAATTCAGGTACAGTCATAGTTTTTTCGTTTATCCTAACACCTTTAGAGTTGCTACCAAGTCCTGTAGCTGTAAATTCTTTAACTGCAATAGGAGTAATAGGTGTTACAACACCTTCTACAGGAGTTATCTTACATAACGCTATAGTAACCACAGTACTTTGATTATTTGTTATCCATCCAGAAATAGAAACAACTTTAGAGTTTTCTGGTATAGAAAAAGCCTGTCCAATTTTAAAGAAATTCTGAGGAGTTATAGTATCACCAGAAACGGAACTACTTCCAAAATCAACAACCATTTCATAGGGAGATTTAGTATCTTGTATATCCTCACCATAAGCATAATTAGAAGTACCATCGGTTGTATATCCTTGAAACTTGTAATTTGTAATTCCCATTAAAGACTTTTTCTGCCAAAGTAAATTACCATCAGTTCCACTTTCATTAGTCCCTAACCCTTTAGTTAAAACAGTTTCATTAATAGCAACTTCAAATCCTAATGGATTATGTCTATTTATATCGCTTAAATTCTTATGTTCGTTTGCAGCCATTTATATATTTATTTTAACATTCTGGACAAAAATCCTTCCAACTATTATAATTTCTTATAGGTCTTGAGTATATGCTATCGTACATTATCATTCCATGATTTTTATAAGTTGAATTATTGCATGGAGCATTAGCAGTATATGTAGGGTAATCAGCACTATTATCGGAATCATTTAAAAAACCTAACATATCTTGTAAGTAAATCTCTGCCTTTCTGTATGTATCTTGCTTATAAACATTTAATTCTGAAGGGTCAATAACAGTAGAAAATTCATCAATATTATTTACAATACCCATACTTGTACTATTGCTTTGAACTTCATTTATAACCTCAAATCTAGCAAACCAACTTAATGTTCTAATTAAGAAATCATCCATCAAGGCTTGATTAGCTAAAGTAAGACCACCTACTGTTGGAAAATCACCAACATTATTCTGTGTTTTTAACTCAGTATAAAACTTATTACCTATCGCAGTCTTTAAGTGTGCTAACTCAGAAAGCAATATAGTGTTAGTTGATATTAATGCAGTATCAGTATTAGCATTAGTAAAACTATTACTTATAACTTCTGCAGCAGTTGCTAGTGTCTTAAATTTATTTGTGTTTGCCATAGTTAATCTTCTTTTTCAGTTACAGTTAAATCACCTGCATTGTCATCACCTACTCCATCAGCGTCATCATCCCTTGTTACAATTATTTGCTCTCTATCAGTTAAGAACATATCACCCTCCTCTAGCATTGGCAAATCTTCATCTAATAATCTTCTTTGCTCATTAATTGTAAGTATTTTAGATGGGTCAATTTGAGTAGCAAAACTAATTGGTGGATCATAATGAATGATTAAATCTTCAGGTAAAAAACCTAATTCATTAAACAATATAGTCTTAATTCCATTTAACAACAAGTCTGAAGTATCTTTAATTACTGTAGTCATTGCTAAGTCATAAGCAATTCTTATCTCACTACCAGTATTATTCATCTTACCACTTGAAACTAATCCACTTAAAGATGGCTGCCATCTATGAGCAGTAACAATGTTTTGGTCAGTTATTCTTTGTAAATCTATCCAACTACCTTCTTGGTCATCTTTTATTATAGAAACATTAGCAGGAGAAGTATCACCATTTTTAACGATAAACATAATCTTACCATTATTACCCTCCCCAACAAACTTTTTCTGTGCTTCGTGTACTAATTTTTTTGCTTCTTCCTCCCCCATATCTCCACTAATCTCAACAATAGCAGATGGCTGAAAACCATTTTTAAATTTTGTATGATTCCATTTTCCAATTTCATAATCAACAGCAATATGCTCTAAAGCAGCAACATAGTCTGGTAATCCATAAAATGAGAATGTAGGTTCGTAATCTTTAAATTGAAGTATAAATCTATTCTCCCTCGCATCTGGATACATAGGAATTACACTCAACTTATCTTTCATTGTATTGTACTTAGCCCAATCTGGATGCACATAAGCCTCCTTCTTGTTTTTAGACATCCTAACAGTAGTTGCATCTACATGATATAGATTTACCCCACCATCATATAAAACCCCCTCTAAGTAAGCATTTCCAAATGTATAATAATCTGCTGCTAATTTCTTAAAAATCATTCTTAATGATTCTCCATCAGCATTTACATCTTTTATGAAATCACTAATATCTTCGTTATTACTAACAAATTTAGCTCCACTTGTAAATATTGTCTTTTGTGCCAGTACACTTCTATGGGTAGATGACTTCCTTTTTAATTCAGCTAAATACTGAGGAAATAAGTTGTTAGTGCCAAATGGTATAAACTTAGTCCTAATCTTAGAGATGTCTTGAGGCTCTTCAATATTCTGAGGTACTGATAAGTTAAAAACCCCAAATTCAAAAGTATTACTTTTCTGAGTCTGAAGTTTTGCTTGACTTTTTAATTTTGACTGCTTTTTTTGACTCATCTTTAATTGTTTTTTCAATATAATCAGTTAAACCTAATTCCTCGTAACCATACGCTAATAATTCTTGAGATGTATTCTTGGTAAAATCAAAATAGACATTGTTTTTCCATATAACGAGAGGAGTTTCTTCTTTTTTTATATATTCGTTCATAAGTAAGTATATATTTATTATTTGTAAATCTACTGTTTTATTTCTACAATCACACATATTTATTGAAAGATATTAATAGGGAAATGTTATAAACTTTTTACGAGCAAAGCCAACCTATTGATATATCTTTTTTTTTAAGTAGTTGTAGCTGTTAATCCAGTAGCTCCAATAGTTATACCAGCACCAGCAGCTTCAGTGTAAGTGTAAGGTAATTGAAATTGAGTACAAGTTAAAGTTACAGTTACTCCTGTTTTATCAGAAAAAGCAGCTCCAGTACCACCCTCTATTGATGCTATACGAGCATAAGTTTGATTTCTTCTATAAGCTGAGGGATAAACATTTGATCTAACATCACTAATACCCAAAACAAAGTTTTGAATGAAATTAGTAGCAGCATTATGAATACTACTAACATCAACTACTATAGCCATTAAACACTTACCTTGCATTTCCTGTAATCTTATCATTTTAACTCTTTCAAGATTAGGAAGAAAAAACGATAAAGTTAATTCATATTCTGTATTGTCCTTTCCTTCATTAACACCATTAATCACTAAAGATGATGATTCTATTTCAGACTCATAAACACCCCAGTCTGCATCTGTACCACCATTATCTCGTATTCTAGTTACACGATTTGCAGCTTGATCTGTAATCACAAGATCACCAGCTTGCCATTCTCTTATTAATATGTGCCTTACTCCACCAGCAGCTTGAACATCCGCACAATCTATTTCTAGTCCGTCTTGTATTGCCATTTTATTTTATTTTTTATATTATTATGTAGTTGTAGCACCATCTGTACCTGTCAATGCAATAGTTCCAGAATAAATTCTTGGCAATTCATATTGCTTTGCCATTAACGTTACAGTAATACCATTGTCATCATTATACGCTGCTCCACTTCCTCCTTCTACTGTAGCTATATTAGCAAATGTCTGGCTTCTTGCTGCTACTGATTCATTTCTGTACAACTCACTAACACCAACAACAAAAGACTCTCCAGAAGTAGTAACTACTATTGCCATAATACATTCTCTAAGCATTGCTTGAATTTGATGAAACTTATCAGAAGTCATTCTTGGTAACATGAAAGAAAGTCCTACCTCAAATTGAGTTGAACCATTTTCTTTAGTACCATTTATTGTCATGGATGGTACTTGATCCTTAAAGTCATAATTAAACCAAGCTGCAGTAGAAGCTCCTCCACTTGTAATTGAAGATATTTGATGCTGTGCAGTAGGAGATGTACCTGCATTTGCATATGTTATTATATCTGTAGTTGCCCAACTCCTTAATAAGATTTGTCTTATTCCTCCTGGAGCTTGAAGGTCTAAACAATTAATTGTTACTCCACTATCTATTGCCATTATTTCTTATGTTTTAAATTTATTAAAAGTAATTAAGAGGAGAAGATTTTTACACCCTCTCCTCTATTATTACATTATTGTTTATACGAAGTCTGCCATTACTCCCCACTGAACAAGAGAAGGATATAAGAACTGTACTCCTAATTTAAAGTAACCTCTGAAGAACATTTTTTCTTCTAAATCATCATAAAATACTTTGAAACTTCCTTCTGGGTCAGTTACATCAGAACCAATAATTAAGTTCTCTACTGCACAGTAACAAGCACCTTGAGTATTTTGAGTAGTTGTACCACCTTTAACAGACTCAAATAATGCAGGAGCTACAGCACCAGTTAAATCAGCTAAAGTAGTGTCCCACTCATACATTGCTACAACCTCAACACCTCTAAACATTACTCTTTGCATCCCATCAACTTGATTAACTAATGCTAAATCAGCACTACTACCCTCTAAGTTTGCTAAGTAAGCATTAAAGATTCTTGGAGTTACAAACAATTTCTTGTCTGCTGCTGCTACTTGCTGTAAAGCTGCTGGAGCTTCATCATACATAGTTCTTAAAAGATTAATTGCTTCTCCTGCTGTTGGTGCTGCTGGAAGAACTACATCTAATTCAGTTCTTGCTGCTAATACTACTGCATCTGCACCCATTAATTTCATCCAACCATCAAATGCTCTGTAAGCTATTGGAGTTGCTGCTGCTGAATCACCACCCCAAGCTAATCTAAGTACATCTGAAGCGATACCATTTACTGCTCTGTTTACGATTGCGTCTGCTAATTGAGTCCCTTCAAGATTATTTACATCTAATCCATTTCTGTAAGACTCCTCAATGAAAGTTCCGTAAAACTCTTGACTACATTGCTCTAAAGCAACTCTACATCTACCTGCTGTAATTACTTTTTGGTCTACATTAAATTTTACTACTGGGTCTTGACTCAAAGGAGAACAAGCTAATTGAGCCTCTACTATTTTTGTTAATTTTGCTGAAGTGTAAACATTCATAACGTGCTTTACGTTAGGAATAACTCTATAATTACGCATTATATCATCACTTCTAAATACTGGTTCGTAAAATATTTCGTTTAAGTTTGCTCCACTATATCCTGCATTTGTACTATCAAATGCTACATTACCTATTGCCATTTTTTTTTATTTTTTAATTATTAAATTTGCTTCTAATTCTTGCAGCCATTGCATCATAAAATGCTGAATTGCCATCTACTATTTTGTTTTCAACTATTGCAGGGTCGCTTGAAGTTTCTAATTCTGTACCTTTAGCATCTGCCTTGTTGATTTTTGCGTTCAAACCTTCAACCTCTACAATTAAAGTTTCATTGTTTCCTTTTTCAGAAACTAATTCACCCTCTAGTAAAGAAATCTTGTTTGATAATTCAATGTTCTTAGCTTCAAATTCAGAAATCTTATTTGTAAT